CCTGCTCCTACATTAGCTGTATGTATATTTTGTATAATAGCTCTTGAGTTAGAAGGACAAGTATAAATGTCTGTCTTGTTAGTTGAGTTTAAATCAAATTGTGCATTTTTATATCTATTGGCCACTATTTCCTCCTGAACTAAACCATGTTAATCTTTGTGTTTCTTCTTTAAGATCTTGTTGAAATGTAGAATTTAACTTTTGTACTAATCCATCAAGATCTCTAATCAATGCATCAGCTACATTTTGATTATAATCTTTACTAGGTCTTGTAAATGCTAATACTATTTTTGCCATTATCTTCTTCCGTCTGCTTGTATATCTAACCTAAAACTTCCTAATTTCCAATCCTGAGATGAACCTGTATTTGCTACCTTTAATGCTACCGATCTACCTCTAGCTCTTGTATCCACCTTAGTTGTTGCTGATGTTATTGTAAAAGGCCCAAGCGGTGAACTTGCTTGTGAGCTGTTTGAATAATCTCTTAATTGTAATGTAACTTGTGTATTACCTGTTTGAGATAAAAAGTCTGGTATAAATCTTCTTATCTTCATAATAAATTCTCCATCTCCTCTAAGATCAGCTCCACCCTGGCCTCTGCTAATATCAAAATCTCCAGATTCTATGTTAGCTGCTACTGTAGTTGTTGCAGAAGACTTAACTTGATCAGTTCCCGTCTCATGTTGATAGTATGTTGTAGCTCCTTCAGTATTTCCAACAACATCATAAGATGTTCCCGTTGCGTTATAAGATGTGCCATGAGGTAAACCAAATACAGCTGAGTCAACCCAAGTTGTTCTTGCTAAAGATCCTGTTGTCCATATAGGTCTTTCTGGCACTGATTCTGCATAATTATATGTTACCGATCTATTAACAATCTCTGAAGATTGAGTTGGATAAAACCAAGTAATCTCACCAAACAAATTATTTAAACCAACATTTATAAGTTGTGATGCTGTTGTATTTATATCGTCATAAACATAATCTTCTACTAAACATGTCATGGTTTCTAGATTACCGGAGTATCTAAAGAAACCATTATCCGATAACCAGTACGCAGCTCCATCTACTTCTATTGCAGCGTTCTGTCCTATCAATCCACAGTTCGTACCTACTTGTGCAAAACCAAATGTAAATGGTGGACCAATGAAACGCATTGTAAATAATGATGTATCTGTCCAAACATAAATTGCATCTCTACCTCTAACAGCTCCTACAATTCTAGATCCATCTGCAAGTCTCTGTGTACCAGCGGTATTAACAGCTGTAGGTGTATAGTCATTAATGTTTTCTTGATCAGAAAATCTAATAAACATATCATCTTGAGTTGTTGGATCACCAATTGTTGTTTCTGTTCCATAAAATACTAAGTGTCTATCCGGTGTGGATACTAACATATTTCTAGACGCTGTTGGTGCTCCAGATATAATTGTTGCTCTTGTTGATACAGCATTAGCTGCATTTGAATCCCATTCAAAAACTTGTGCATTATGAATTAAAGAAATAACTTTATCTCCAAAGTTATCAATAGACCACATACCTGGATCTATAACTAAATCTCCAGATGCTGCTTCACCCCATGCTACATAGTCTGATGAGTTTGTAACTGTTACACCATTGTTGTGTGTTGCTGCGGTTGTATTTCTTACACCTCTTGTAACACCTGTTAATTGATTACCTGTAATTCCTGTGTATGATATTTCTTCTGTTCCTATTTGAATAAAGTTTGTACCTGATGACGGAAATAAAGATGCGTCTGTTAAGACAATGGTAGTTGTTGAAGCATTGATACCACCGTTTAATGTTGTAGTAGCTTCACCTGATACTGTTCCACTCCATTGGCCTAAACCAAAACCAAATCCTGGTGCTTGTTCTGCTGGTCCTACACTATAATAAGCTTGAACTCTAATACCACCGGATGTTGTAGCACCTGATCCTGTTTCATTTGATGGCATAGTAACAGTAATAGCTGTTGAAGATACAACAGAGGTAACCATAAACTTTTTATCATCAAAATCCGCCGCTGAATAATTAGAATTTGTAATAGCTGTAAAGTTATCTAATAAAATAATATCACCTTGAACTAAACCATGATCACCACTAAATGTTATAGTAACAATAGCAGATCCGTTTGTTGTAGAAAAAGCATTAGATAAAGTTGTAGTTGCTCGAATAGGGTGTATGTCATAAAACACACCACCTGAGTAAACATATAAAATCCTGTTTGTACCAATAATAGAAAACTTAGTTCCTGATTTATTAACAATATGATGCATAGCTCTCGCTGCACCAGTCATATCGTTTTCACCAAGCTGTAGCCAACCGCCTATTTTTTCAGGGGTGTTGTACCTAAATCGTACATTGTCGCCATCGATCCATTGTCCCTCCGCTTGCGTTGGGGTCAATTGTTTATTGAATCCAGGCAAAAAATTCATTTTTTGTAGCATAGAAATTCCTGTTTCATTTAGAGTATATTAAATTACACGGTAGATCAACGTTATTTAGTTCTACTCAATAGAGGCCTAATTACTTAGCTGTTGTTGGAATACCTGTTGATGTTACAAAAGGATTTTCTGCAAAAGCCATAAAGATATAATCTGCACCACTACCATTAAGATTTCCATTGTCTTCTATTATTTTAAAGCCATTGGAGAGAAAATTTATACCATCACCAGTTCCAGCACTTTGTTCTGCACCAGCACCATTAGCTTCTAGAAGTCTGCTATGTACATTATATCCGCCATCAGTACCTGTTGATGAACTTATTTTATTAGTAAACATCATCCAGTTATCTGCGCCAGAATATTTTTTACACATAACGAAAGCTGGGGCAAATGAACAGTAAATAAATGGGCCATTTTTATTTCCATTACCTTGGTACTCAGACATTTTTGAAAACCCTTGAATATCGGTAAAAATCCAAGCTCCATAAGTTTTACCACTTCCATTTACTTTTCCATTACTTCCCAAAGAAAATAAAGTTGAAGTTGGAGCGGTGTCATTCCATGATGTTGTCGCTGTTGCAGGCGAATTAGCATTATTTATAGACATGTGTTTAGTAGGACCTAATGCTTCATGATAAACCATCCAATCTTCTCCTGCGGCACTTCTACATTTTACTATCATCATTGTAGGAGTTTTTCCTAAACCATGACCTACTGTAGCACCCGCACTTCCATTACCTGAATAAGTTACTATTGAAACTCCACTTGTCGTTGAAGCTGATGTATATGTAGAATTTATAGAACCGGCTGTGTTAGAAGAACCCTGTCCGTTAGCTTTCCAGTTCCAAGATGCGTATGTTGTAGTATTCTGATTAACACCAGCATTACTTCCTAGACTAAAACCATCTGAATTAAAAGCTGTTAATTTAGTATTAAAATCTTGTTCTTGTTCATCTGTACTACTTGAAAGATCTTGTGTAGCACCTCTAGGAGCATCATACCACGCATGTTCAAAACCACCGCTCCTACTTTTAAGCCAGCACCAGTCAGGTTGAAAATCTAGCCCTGTAATATTATTTGTTCCACCATTACCTGTGTAAAGTTTTGGTTCAAAATAATCTGTTGATTTGTCTACTGCCGTATAAACTGCCATTTAACCTCCATCGCTTCCTAAGTTTTTTGTGTTAAGGGAAAGAAATCCAGTTGGTACTGGATACTCAAAATTTCCATAACCATTACCATCTGAGTTGCCTGATGAAATTGCAAAATATGGAGAACCAAAATTCATTGAAAAAGTACCACTACTTCCCGACCAAAAAGTTTGACTAGGATAATAACCACCTAAAGTTACTGTAGCTGGAGCAGTAATTGCTTTAGCACCTACTGCTGCATCAAATGTTGAGCTACTCCAAGCACCTGAACCATTTGACCAGTCTCCATTTTTTGAATAATATAATTTATTGTTTGTAAGATCTAAAGCTACACCTATAATATCTCCAGCAGTATAAGCAGCAGCATAAGTTGCTCCTGAATTATTATTATAAATTTGTCCATTTCCACCATAAATTTGATAACCAAATAATTGACCACCAACATATTGATTTGTTCCTGTTGCTTCTTGACCTTGAATACCAATAGAGTAATTATCACCATCTCCAGTTTTACTGATTACTTTAACTTCCCAATACCATTTAGCAGTATCTAAAAGAATACCTGCTGTTGTACCTGAATAGGATGACCCTGATGCAAATGTAGTATTTCCATCACTAAATGTAGAATTAGTAAAATAAGCATTTAAAGGATTTAAAATAATAAAATTATTTGTGCAGGTATCTGTTCCTTGATCTGTTGCGGCTAAATTAGTTTCTGAAAAATCTGTTCCGCCATTTGCATCATTACCTAAATTAGCACTATCTTCAAAATCTAAATAAGCACCGTTTGTTCCAAACGTTAATCCTGAAACATCTATTGGTTGCCATATTTTACTATCTTCTTCAAATTCTCCAAAGTCAGAAGCCGCATATTGAGTTCCATCTATAAAAACAACTTCTGCCATATAGCCACGAAAATAGCTTGAACTATTTAATGAACCTACTCTTACTGAATAAGAGTTTGCGTTCCATGATGTTGCGGCATTTTGAGAATAATTTGTTCTTGTAGAATAAGTTTGTTCTACTCCATTGATATATATTTTTTGTCTATCATCTGCAGTACCTAATGTTGTATCCCAAGAATAAACTATATGGTACCAAGCTGCGACATCTGTCAAAACTGCGTTTGTTTGTAATTGACTAGCATAACCACTTTGATAATCAAACGCATCAATCTTATTACTTCCATTCCATAATAAAGCACCATGATTATTAGCATTACTCCAAGACGCTAGTGTTGTTTGGTTGTTTCCACTAGGTTCGTCTCCACTTTTAACCCAAACAGAAATTGTACCTTTTTGAGTTGAAGTACCTGAACTATTGCTTCTTGATAAAGTAGCAGCATCACCTGGATTATTTAACATAAGAGAGTTAGCTACTTCAAAACCTCCACTTGATGCTGAATTTGCTGGTATGATTATAGGCATGGATTACAACTCCAATATTGGTAATTCACCTAATGGTCTTGATTGAACATCATCACTATCTGTAGTGTATGTGTGTAAAGTTTCTAATGCTGCAGTGTCTGCTGCACCTGTGATTTGAGCTTCCATACTTGCTTGTTTAGTTCTAACTGCATCTCTATGAGTAGATATAGCACTTGGTATAGCAGTAGATTTTTCTGTGTTTCTAGTTATATACCAATCTGTTTTAGCGAGTTCATTAGCAACTGTTGTTTTTAAATCTTTAATTAAATTTGTTTTTAAACCAGGTGTAGTTGATTCAACTCCATTAATTGTTTCTGTTACATCTGCGTGAGACTTTGGTGTAGCTGATCCGTATGAAGCGGTGACTGTTCCATCAGAGAAAGTAAAAGATTGATTAGTATTAGTATACCACTTTTCATCTTTTTTATTACTGTCATCAAAGACTACTTCATAAATTCCAATAGCTTCTTTTTCTGCTACAGACCATTTCATAAATATGTCT